TTCTTCAAATGAACGCATATACATTTGCGAAAGCTCTGGGTCTTCTTGGCGTTGATAGACGCGAGCCAAAGCAAAATAAGCAAGCAACACATGGAACCATTCATCAAGGTCAATCGCTTCGTTCGTGTTGCTCAACCAAGTGTAAACAGGGTTCCTGTACGCACGCACAGTAATGTTGTAAACAGCATCAGGTTTTGGATACAGATGTAAAGCGCCATCCCAAATAGCATAAAAATATGGGCGCGAAGCTGTGTCGGTATTACCCAGCCAAATTTCTTCTGCGTTGTCATACGGAATCATCGTTAGTCTTGAGCCAGACGAAGATGTTTCTACAAGCGAAATAATTTCTCGAATATCGCCAATAGCCGACAATGTGTAAGCACGTTGATTAGCTACCGTGTTAAACGTGTAGGACTCTTGATATTTTGGGTATCGGCGTTCTAACGCAACAATGCGTTGGAACGCCTCTTTAACGGCGTTGTCAATAATACTGTTAGGGATGTCTGTAGCGTCAAGGTCTGAGATGTCGCGAACCGTAGTTCGCACATCGGCAAGGCTCATTGTCATTAGACATCTCCCCTGCTACGCAAGTGCCCCATGCAGTAATCGGTGCCTTTGGCTTTTCTGCCTTCACAGGTGTCATCATTGGCGGCACAGAAGTTACCTCTACCAAGATAGGGTCCGCTACCTGCGGCTAATCTAGAACCAGCTACCTCTGCTGCGGGTCTAATACCCGATACTGGAACTCCATGATATTCGTGGGACAATATTGCGTTCTTCATCAATAGTTGTCCTTTTCGTTACTTGGGGTATGCCCCGGAAGGTGGTGGGCACACCCCAAATTACGAATTAAATTTAACCTTTGTAGGTTCTTCCTGCCTTCATTGAAGAAGGAGTTTGTTTACGGGCTTGAATTCCAATAGCTTTTTTGCCCTTTAACTGATTGTTCCAAGCAATTGCTGCTTTAGCTTCGCCAGTTTTTCTTTTGGCATCAGCTTTTTGACCGCGAGTCAATTTGTTGTTTTTCTTTTTTGCAGCCATTGTTTTTCCTTGTTTTTTAACCTTTGTAAGATTTAGCTTGGGCTTTTAAACGCCTAGATTGAACACTTTGTCTTCGAGATTTCTTTGCTTTTTCACCAGCAGGACCGTATTCGTTTTTTGTTTTCGTCTCAAATAGTTCAAGTCCTTCATATTCATTTTCGGAAATATGAAGACGTTTTCCACCGTGTTTGACTTCAGCGTTTATACGTAATGCTGTAGGTCCCATTGTGCCATTTTTGCGCAATTTTTGATGACCAAATTTGTCGTAATAATAATTTCCATCAATGATTTTTCGATTATTATTTTTCTTTGCCATCATTCCTCCAAAACAGTTTATTGGGTAAGGGGCTTTTGTCCCCTTACCCAATATAACAGATTAACTAAGCAGTCTTAGCTGTTAGCTTGCCCTGCTTCTTTGCGTTGCGGCAAGTGAGGTTGCCGTAGCACATGATGAGAGCGTAGCGTGCATCCAAGTTTTCTGGGCGCACAAACTCTGTCTGCTGGAACCACTTGCCTGAGTGACCGACAAGTGTGAGGTACTTGCTGTTCAGGAAATAGAACACGCCAGCTGTGCAATGCACATCGTACATCACAGGAGCAGCCTTGAACAGAAGGTTCTGGAAACCAGCATCTGCTGTCTTGGTGTCTGTGTAGCGCAATTGTGGTTGCAACAGAGCTTCATACTTCTCAAACAATGTTTGAGTTGTAAGAAGCACGTCTGGGTGGTCGTTACCAACTGACACTGTGTTGTAGGCAGTTGACATTTGAGCGAGGGTCAAAGCACCAGCGGTGTTTTCCTCGTACGAACGCCAGAACTCGTTACCAGCTGTTGCACGGTTAATACCGCCAACAGTACCGGATGCCTCAACAATGTTGCCAAGACCGTTCCAGTTTTTGCCTGAGTTGCCTGTACCATCTGCAAAGAACATCTGGTTGAAACCTTCACGCATTGACTCCTCAGCCTGCATGATTTTGGCTTCCAGCAAGTTGATGATTTCTTGCTCGCCGTTGTTCTTTCCTTCTTCAATACCGCTGATTGCGATTGAAGCAGCGTACTGCTTCCATTCGTACTCAGCAGCCGAGATGCCTTCTTGGGCTGTCAGCGAGATTGTGTCGTAACCTGAGTACGATGCAACCGTGCTGTTCTGGCCGTAGATAAGCGGCTCAACAATTTTTGTGCCACCGTTGAGCATGCGAATGCGGCCCTTTTCCATCAACTTGTAGGTCAATGGACGTGCAGTGAACACGTTGTCTGTCAACGTCGAGCGATAATTCGCAAGGGTAGTTGACAAAAGTTCGTCAAAATTACTATTTGCTGGCATTTAAATTCTCCTGTTGTTAGTGCTAGCCGTTAAGTTGGCGTTTAGCCAACTCGAAAGCATCGCGAAGTGTGGTTACTGGTTTAGAAGACACGTCGGCGCTTTTAGCTGAAGCGCCCTTAGACACAACAGTCGCTTCCCGTTTTGCTTGAACAATAGCTTTTTCTTCTTCTGCTTTTTTGGTTTTTACCTGATTAGCAGTCAAACTTTGTTCAAAGATACGGTCAAACGCTGTCTGTTTATAGACGGCTTCTAGATTTGGATTGCCTGTAGCCAAAGCCTTAGCAATTACCTCATCTGCATCAAATGCGTCGCCATACTTCCGTGACAGAGACTCAACTGTTCTCTCCAAATCTTGCAACGCTTTTTGTTGCTCAATCTGCTTTAAACGAGATTCCAATTGACGGTACTGTTTCTCAACAGGGTCCAATAACAGTTCATCTTCTGATGATTGCTGTTCTTCTAACCCATAATGCTGTTTCAACAATTCCAAAGTGCTTTTCGGGTCGTTCTGCAAGGCTTCTTGCAAAGCAGCACCAAACTGCACCTGTTTCCGTTGCTCGCTCAATTCCTGCGTCTTACGGGTATAGTCCGCTTGACGCTGATATCCAGCAAGCGCCTCTTTTAGCGGTACATCAATTTCTTCACCAGCAACGTTTAACTTGACAGGTTTGTCAGCGTATTCGTCCCAAGTAAAATAATCGGTAGTCGCTTCAGGGGCTTCACCTATTTCCGTGCTAACTTCTGCTTGTCCAACAGTTTCGGCTATCGGGGCTTCAATTGCACTATCAACGGTGTTATCATTACTCATAGAGTCCTCCAACGGTTTGCTCTATACCTAACGCAAAAGCGTTACATAGGTGCTTGAGTATTTGTTAACGGAGCTCCTTGTGCAAGTAGTTGTGCCAAAATTTCTGGTGGAATATTAGACGGCATAGCCATGCCACCAGTAGGTGGCATTGGCCCCATATCAACAGGTGGACCCTGTTGCATTTCCATTGGTGGACCCTGTGGAGGTATCGGCGCCTCTGGGGCGCCTTGCGGTGGCACAGGCATCATTGGTTGAGCGTTCACAAACGAGGCAGCACCACGAATACCGAAACCATACTGCAACACATAGGTAGCAAGTTTTGGCATGTCAAGAATGCCAGCACCGGCAAACGGAGCCATGGCGTCCACAACCTGCATAGCCATTTGGCGACGGAACGACTCGTTAACTGGCTGAGTTGAACCACCTTGCACCATAAAGTCAAATTCGCCCTGGATGTAATCCCGGTCAAACTTCAACCACACAGGTTCGGCTTCCGAACCAACAATACGAACAGCCTGTTCGCCAGTCATGTATTGCTGTGCAAGCATAATCAAACGACGACCGCACTCGCCAATAGATTTCTCAACAATAGCCAACTTGTCAGAAACACGAGCGTTAGCCGCATCTTGAATAATGGCTGCTTCCGTGGCAGTACGCCGAATTTCCGGCATTCCACCACCCTGATATTCGTTAAGTCCAGAGACTGAACGAATATCGTCAGAAATTAACGACGACTGGTTGTAGAACTCTGGCGGGTTAATAACCGCAGGCATAGGTGCAACAACGCTATTGATGCCTTCTTCCGAAATGACAGGCACCATCACATTGTCTTCATCCGATTCAAGGGCATTGCGACCATCAACATCAAACGCGGTTTCTTTGTACAGCCACTTGCGACTAAAGCGCTTGCGATGGTTCATCATTTGTGTACGAGTCAAGTTCAACTCGTGCTGCAAAGGCTCAATAGCTTCCAGTTCACCCATTGGGTAGAAATAATCCGGCACATCATAGTTGCGAATCATTGTGTATGGATGACCATACAGGAACGGCATTTTTGTTGGCGGAACAAGGAACTTGTCTGAACCGTCACAGAACACCGACATTGTGTTTCGGTCAATGTCATACCATTCCCAAACCTCTACATAGGAATCATCTTTGTCCGTTGACAAACGTGGGCGGAATTGGTCTTGTCCCCACTTTGAATAATGCGACGGCGCAGCATCGTTGCGAGCCGACGCATTGTAGCGTTTGTCTTTTTTGACATCTTCCATTGGGCGACGAGTACGTTGTGCAATCCAACGAATGTCATCCATTGATGTTGCATCTGGGTCAACATACATATCAAAAATAGAAACACGTTCCAAAAACGGTCTATCTTCTTTGATAATCAATTCTGATTCAATTGCTGCTTCTGGACTCGGAGTGGTTAATTCATCGTATGATTCAAAGTTTGGTGTGTCGTCTTTTGCTTTTTCTTCTTCAACATAACGATAACCAGTTTTAACCCAGCCGTGTCCACAGATAAGAAAATCTTTTACAGCACGACGGAACTGTTCTTGGCAACCATAATGTTGCCACCAATAGTTGATAATGGCTTCGGTAACAATTGCTTTATCCGCATCTTCGGGGCGTTTAGCACTAACCGCAATTTTTGGATGGTTGATAGATACGGCAGGCGAAATAACGTTGATGGTTGCAAACGCAATGTTTACCAACAACTGGTCTTCTTTGATGTCGGTGCGGTGATGCTTACCCCGGTACAAATCAATTAGGCGACTCCACAAGTCGTCATAGCGTTCTTCGTTTCGCCAACGGCGAGACTGCTCAAGTTTGTTGCGATACTTTGTCAACAGTTCTGTGTTGGTTATCCGTGCCATTATTTATCCTCTTTACCTTCGTGCCATCCAATGTGTTTATCTAACTTACTACCAACCTTGTCAACCTTTGCACCGATTGATTGCAACAACTCTCTGCCTTCTGCGTGTTGTTCTGAGTTTTCTTTACGCAACTTGCTAAGTACTACCACTACTGGGCCCGTGATGACCGCAACAACAATCGGAACCCAGACTTCAGGCATGGCACTAAATCCAACGACTGCCAATTGGCTGAGGGTCCAATCCACCAGCTTTAGCGTCAGCTATTTGCTTATCTTGACGCTCTTTGATAGTTGGGCCATGAAAATTGTCTTTACCGTAAGTAAAACCAAACCGAAGACTACTAACATGGCATTTAAAGCAAATAGCACCCCTTCTGGGTAGTTCTGGTGCATAAAACTCGGTTGAACAGTCTTCGCAGGTTACTTTTAGCATCAATACAATCCTAAATCGTTACTTTTCTAACGTTGTGAGCCCCAATTTTAACTCTTTCAGGGGTTTGAGCCTTCGGAATGAACTGTTCAAACCAACCAAAAGTATTTTTTCTAGGGGCAAGATTTGGGCGATATTCAGGCAACCAAACATACTTTAACATTTGATTAGCAATAGCCAAAGACATAACACGGTCATCGTGAGGCGAACCGTGCATCTTGCCATTGCTCTCACGAATAAAAGTACGCAACTCGGCAATAGTAGATTTGCACATCAACCAAATAACAGAATCACGAATATTTGCATTCAACTCATCAATAGCTAATGGTTTAGAAACCGAAGTAGTACGCCAACCCAAAGTTTCACTAATGGTCGGATTGCGTTGACCTAAACGCCTATACCGGTACAAGTTTTTGTAGCCCACGCGTTGCAACGCTTTCAGCGTTGTCAACCCGTGGTTGTTTGACTCAACACCAACAAGACAGTGGTTGTACCACCAACCCAAAGCATTCAATACTTCCTCGCCATAGA